CCAGTTTCTGGCTCAAAAATTGAAATAGATGTTGATGGTTATTCCCAATCTAATGTAGCGATTTACGCTTTTACTAAAACAGATGGCAGCGTAAACGAATATAAAAACACAACAGAAATATCTACTATTACTATAGATGCTGGTGGATTTGTTGTTCTCACAAAAGTATCTTTAACCGCATACTTAGTTGAGGGTATAGGATACTCATACGCATAATGGAATCATCAATGGAACAAAAAATTGACAAGGCTCTAGCTAAGATAGAGGGTCACGAAAACGTATGCGCTGTAAGATATGAGAATATCGAGAATATACTTGAGGAGCGAGGCACTAGGCTCGACAGATTAGAGGATAAGCTAGATGGACTTTATAAGACGGTTATCGGGTGCTCACTTGCTCCTATTGTTGTCGTTGTCGGTCTTATGCAGTTCCTCTAAAGCTCAAGAAGAACAAGCAGCTACGGTTGGCGACTTCGGTTCTAACAACCAGCAGAGTGCCGAAAGCATTGATAACAGGACGACTACGACAGTTACTCAAGAAGGTGCTGTAGTCAATACGGCTGTAGCTCCTAGCTCACCTGCGTACAATCAGGACGTTTGCGTGTTCTCTGGTGGTGCTGGCGTGCAAACTCAAATGTTCGGGCTTGCCATAGGTAATCCAATTCGAGATAATAACTGCGAGCGACTAAAGCTCAGTAAGCAGCTACAGGCGTTAGGCTTGAAAGTGGGGGCTGTAAGCGTAATGTGCCAAGACCATAGGGTATGGTGGGCATTATACGAGTCAGGTACACCCTGCCCCACTAACCAAGGTCTAATAGGTCAAGATGCGTACACTTTCTACAAAAATCGCCCTGATAGGGTTCCTGATAAGCCTGTCATTTACCGCGAAAAGCCAAACCGAGCTGCAAAATCACACAGCCGTAATAGATTCCCTAATCGGAAGTGAGGCTAACAATTTCATCTCGCAAATGGCTGAAAATATGGTCACTGGTGCTAGTGTCATCGTTGACCCCGACACTGGCCTCGAATACCACGTCACCCAAGAGCAGCTTGATGCCTTTAATGCTGCCTATGATCTTGCCCTACAACAATCCACTCAAGAGCACCTTACTGGTCTGTTAATACAAGACCAGATAATCGGTCAGCAAGTCGAGTTCGAGAATCAAAAGAATGCAATGATAGAGGAAGCGGAGCAAATGGCTGCCGTTACCGCTATCGCTGCCGAAATAGAAGTTGCCGATGAATCAACTAAGATCGGTATGGAAAAGTACGCTACAGATAACGACTTGAGATCAATCAAACAAGAAACCCGCGACAACTACGCAGCCAACATAGAGGCTATGGTTGTGGCTAGTCGTACAAAAAATATGCTTGAACAGTATGCAGGGGCGATAATTGAATCAACGACCTTTGTCACACAGGCTTCCGATACTGTTCAGGCATTCTACGATTCCGCATCCGTAAACATAGACCAGATGTACTTAAACCAACTTAACGTAGCTTGGTCTGGTGAAGTAGTAGGTGTAGAAAATGAGTTTTGGCTAGTAAATTCAAGTATGCAGGGTGAGTTCTACCCTGACCATAACAATGAGATGCAACCGTAATGAAAGCAGAACAAATAAGCACTTGGATTGGAATAGCTACTGCCTTTGCTGGCGTTGTAGCCTCATTCGTTACAATGGAAACAAAGTTAGAAGCCTTGGAAAGTAAGATGGCTGAGATTTATAATGTCGAAGAAATACGTAGCCTAGAGAAGCGTTTGACAACCCTAGAGGTTACGCAGTCTAATAGCGATATAGGTCATATACAATCAACTATAGCGACAATACAAGGCGATATTAAAAATGTGGAAACAAAAGTTAGTGGAATCAAAGAAACGGATACAAGTGAAATTCAAAGCGGCGTTCGCGTCAATAAAAGCCGAATTAGCAATCTGGAAAGCAAGATTGAAAGGGTTATTTATAAGATTGAAAGAAGCAACTCGTCTCCGCTAGGATAATACTATGGCTACTAAAGACCCACGATTAAGTAAAAACAAATTGTCAGGCTTTAATAAACCAAAGCGCACTCCTAATCACCCAACTAAATCGCACGTTGTACTTGCGAAATCAGGAAGTGAGACTAAACTTATTAGATTCGGGCAGCAAGGCGCAGACACTAAACCTCCAAGAAAGGGTGAAAGTGCGGCGGACAAAGCTAAACGAGCCTCATTCAAAGCTAGACACGCTAAGAATATAGCCAAAGGCAAGATGAGTGCAGCTTACTGGGCTGACAAGGTAAAGTGGTAATGGCTAAATTCAGAAAAGTAGCAAAAGATAAAAAAACAGGTGTCGCTAAAAAGTACCTGTCAGGCGCTAAGAATAAAGCCAAGAAAGCCGCAGAAATTAAACGCACCGCTAAAAAGTATGCTGCTGGTGAGTTTATTGACTTAAAAGCAGTTGAGAAATCGAGGACAGCAAAAAATGGCAGCAAAAAAAGCACCACCAAGAAAACCACTAAGCGCAAGCGTTAAGGCAACTCTAAAGAAAAAGGCAGAGGGTTCAAAGTTTACTGCCAGCCAGTTAGAAAAGGTCTACCGTAGAGGTCAAGGCGCATACCTTTCTAGTGGCTCTCGCAATGTTCCTATGTCAGCTTGGGCTATGGGTAGAGTTAATAGTTTTGTATCAGGTAAGGGTGGGGCTAGAAAGGCTGATGCAGATATAGCTAAGAAGTCTAAAAAGAAATAATCTTCAAGCAATCCCAAGGGCGGGTATATGGAAAAGAAGCTATTAGATTACTGCACTACGGATAAGCAGCGAGAAGTAATAAAGTTATATCTCGAAGGCGTATCGGAAAACAAAAGCGCAAAAATACTAGGTGTCACGCGGTCTTGCGTTCAATCCCACAAAAGAGTAGTTATTCGCAAGGCAGCAGGGCAGGGCTACTCACCAGCCCACGATATGATTCACACCGCCCCTCCTACCCACTTAGTCAAAGGCACTTCAACACTCTACTCAGAAGATGGTCAAGTTAAAGCCCAGTGGGTAAAGACCAATCTTAAGCAAGAAGATCAGATACAAAGCATTAAAAACGCCCTCGATGAGTTCCTAGAAGATCACAAAAACAAATCACCTAAGATACCCAAGCCTAAGAAAAAGCTGAAAGATCAAGAGCTTGCTGTTGTAAATATCGGTGACGCCCACTTTGGTATGCTGGCTCACGATGATATATCTGGTGAAAACTACGACTGTAAGATTGCGGCAGATAGGCATAAGCAGGTATTCTTGAGGCTGATGAACAATGCGCCTGAGTGCGACACAATCGTAATTAATCAGCTAGGCGACTACTACCACGCCGACACATACACAGGAACGACCACTAAAGGCACTCCATTGGACACTGACGGGCGTTTAGAGCACGTTTTCCTAATAGGGCTAGAGGTTATGTCATTTATCGTAGAAGAAGCCCTGAAGCGATTTAACAAGGTTATAGTGCGTCACTGTCGCGGAAACCACGATGCGATTACCTCTATGGCGTTAAAAGCACAGCAACAAGCCTATTGGAGAAATAACAAAAGAGTTACAATAGAGATGTCACCTGCGGTATGCTGGGTGTACCAGCACGGCAAAACTGCGTTTATGGTTACTCACGGTGACACTATTAAACACGCTAAAATGGCTGAGTATTTTGCAGCCAGATACCCTGAAATATGGGGTGCGAGCGAGCATAGGTATTGCTGGCACGGTCATATCCACAGCAAGCAAATCAGCCGCGAAACTTATGGTCAAACAATAACCGAGAGCTTTGCAGGTCTGCCGCCTAGCGATGCTTGGCACGATTCTAGCGGTTATGTCAGTGGGCAGTCTATGTGCCTGTTAGTTCTCGATAAAGAAAAAGGTGAGGTAAGGCGGTCTACTGAGAGGTTATAATGTCCGATGTAAAAGATTTAACACAGCATAATAACTATAGCTACCGAAATGCAGCTACAGATGACTTCTATAACGATATAATTGCGTTGATTGACGAATACGCAGAGCAAGGACTACTAACCTACGGTGAGATTGTAGGCGCGTTAGAATGGGCAAAAACAACATTAATTATTAGTAATACTGAGATAGAGGAGATAGAGTAATGCCGTCAGGTAAAGGTACATACGGTTCAAAAGTCGGTCGCCCACCAGCGGCTAAGAAGAAAAAAGCTAAGCCAATGAAGAAGGCTAAAAAGAAATGAATTTTGGAGCAATTAAAGGGATTATAGGTGCTGTTGCGCCAGTTCTTGGTACTGCGTTAGGTAGTCCATTAGGTGGCGCTGCTGCATCTGCTATTGCAAAGGCTTTAGGTTGCAGTAACGACCCTAAAAGTATTGAAAAAGCGTTGCAGACTGCATCACCTGAGCAACTTGTTGAAGTTAAAAAAGCGGAGCTTGATTTTGAAAGTAAAATGGCAGAGCTGGAAGTTGATATCTTTGCACTGGAAGCAAAAGATGTACAAGACGCAAGAAAAGCCCATAAAGGAGATTGGACACCTAGAATTGTTGCCCTTGTCTCGCTTATCGGTTTTGTGGGCTATATATTTCTTGTTACCATTCAGCCTCCTGACGCTAATAGCGATACTATTGTTAGTCTGGTTTTAGGCTATATGGGTGGTGTTGTCTCGGCAATTACTTCATTTTACTTTGGCGCAAGTCATACAAAAGAAGATTCCTAATTTTTGGGAGCTTTTCTATTAGATTTTGGGAGCTTTTCCATTGATTAATAAAGAACGACTAACTAAACAACTAATAATTCACGAAGGTTTAAAGTTAGAGCCTTATAAGTGTACTGCTGATAAGTTGACTATTGGTGTCGGTCGCAACCTCGATGATGTCGGTATATCAAAAGAGGAAGCCACCTACCTTTTAGAGAATGATATTGCTCGCGTTGCTGGGCAGTGTTGGTCTAACTTTGAGTGGTTTGCTGGATTGTCGCCAGAGCGTAAAGAGGCGATCATCAACCTAGTGTTTAATATGGGATTGTCGAAGTTCAAGCAATTCAAAAAGACAATCGCCCACATTGAAGCGGGTAAATTTGACCTAGCTGGTGCTGAGTTATTGAATAGCCGATACGCCGACCAAGTAGGTCAGCGAGCTATTGATGTAGCTAATCAGTTGGCTGGCAGTTCAGAAAAGTAAACTGGTCTATGCTGTAGTGCGCCATAGGCTGTATATCATCGGGTCTACCTCGGTCTGTACGGCCTTCCACGGTTATCTTTTCAGGCTTAGTGTCTAAACTAACCCAGCCTATTCTATCGTTCCACTCAACCATAAAGAATGACGGATAGCCGAACCTGAGCATATCCTTAGCTTTAATTATTTTATTAAATGGAATGATTGTTGTTGGGAATTTATCGTAGTGGAAGTGACGCTTTTTAACTTCAACAAAACCAACTATCTGACCTTTACGAAGCATAGCGAAGTCTAATACGTAATGCGGTGGGATTTTCTTTGCTTGGCACTTCCAAGCCTTACAAGCGTGAGCGATTATCCTATCTTCGTTAGGGTCGTCTTTATAGTGGCTGGCGTATCTCATTTAGTTCGATACTCCGCAAAATCCTCCCAGATATAAGAGTCAACTTTTATCATCGCGTCATCAATTAACTTCTTCTTTTCTGTCACACTGTCACACTGGTACGCCATATAAAGTAAGAACCTGACCTCGCAAATATCCTTGTAACTTTCGCATTTATCTCTATTGGTTGGTTTCATCTTTTAATCTCCCGTATTCACCTATTGATTCAAGTAATAAACCTTTTTGTGCTGCGAACGCCTGAAACCACTCCATAAACATAAACATCTCGCCCTTGTCATATCTACTGGTAGACCTTAAAACAAAAGCTGAGACACCAGTGTCTATATTGGTCACGCGCTGACATAGCCAGTCGTACTTCATATCACCGTAACAGGCTTGCTTAACGAGCAACTTAATAGAATCTAAATCGTCTTGAGTAATCTTCTTGAGGGGTTTATTAAGACGCATTGATGCGTACTCTCTAAACCATATATGGAGTAAAGCATTTTGTGACAGTGACCTGTCTTTAACCTGCTTAACAGTGACTTTAAGTAAGCCACTGCCTTGCAAGGTTTCATCTAAATAGCTAACAAAATCATCAACAGAATCTTGATTATCTGTGTTAATTATAAATTCACGCACCTTTATGCACCCTTTCCCTAAAATGGAATGTCATCATCGAAGTCAATCGGTGCTGCCTGAGCTGGTTGCGTTTGTTGCGGTACTTGCTGCATAGTTTGAGCCTTCACTTCATCTACTGCTTTGAAGCTAAACTTAACAGATGGTGCTTTTGGGTTGCCGTTAGGGTCGCGCTTCCAACCTGAAACATAATACTCAACCCCGCCCACCATAGCTTTACCAGTGAAGTGCGGGTGTTTATCAGAGGCTCGGTCTTTGGCTGGCCATAGTGCGCCTTTGTTATTGTCATCGTATTGCATAGTTATACTCTCTTTAGTTAATTAATAAGGTTGCTGGTTGCTAGGTAACGCTGACCAGCGGCAGCGCAAGGAAGTGCTGCCTAGCTGCGAGTACGTCTTACTAAAGGGTTTTCTGGTGGAGTTATAAACCATTGGGCAACTTTAACTTTTGCGTCCCATCGGTTATAAACACCAACCATTCTTGTCTCTACAGGGATTCCGTCTGCCCTTAGTTCTGATATTCTTGCGGTAGGGTTTAAGATACCTAAATCATTTAAAGCCTCTAATCTTGTTAGCGTCTTACCTGATTCTAAGTGCTGCTTAACCCTATTGTATTGAGTGGCTTTTTGTTTTTCTTTAAACGCTTTATCTTTTCTTTCTTCAAACTGCATTTCTGCTTCAATTAAATTAATCATTAATGTAACTCCCTTGTTATATCAATTATTGAATTTCTAAGATTTAAAAATATCTCACCTAATGCTTTTAGGTCATCTTTATCACCAACATCAAAAATACTTGTCGTCTGGTCGGTTGATATTAATAAAAAATACGACTCGCCATCAGGTGCTTTCTTTATTGCGATCATAAGATCGCCTTCCTGCATTACTTCTTCGTTCAAGTTTCACCTCCCCTTTTTTCTTTTCTTTCTTACCAAAAATAGCATCGAAGTTATTATTAAATTTTTCTCGATCATAAGGGCGTTGATCAATCCCTTTAGTGCCCATTACCAGCTAACCCCGAACCAAATACCTACACCGTGGATAATCCCTACTGGGAACATAAACGCGCCAGCAATTAATAACAAATACTTAGCGTGGATAAGGCAGTGGATAATGTGTGTAAACCACGCACCTACTGAAACAAACATAAGTGCTAACGCTATATATACAGAATTTTCTTCTTTCATCTTCTTCTCCTTAATGTAAAGTTTGAATTATAAAAATAAAACCGACACCAATTATTATTAAGCCAACAATAACCTCGAACCAATCCTCATCGTCCATTATTATCTCTCTCTAAATAATTCATAAAGCCTTGAGTTACGTTCGTGCAAGCCAGCTCATCATCGGTTAGAGGCTTATCTTGCATCGCGTCTTTGGCAACCTTATAAACCACTTC